TCAACCACCACCGGGACGCTTCCACGTGTCACGCAGCTCGCGATCAACATCGTCATCAGGCATGCGGTTAACATTCTGCTGTACATTGCTGGCCTCTTTTGTTGCTTCTACACGGCGTTCGGCTACTGACTCAATGGCTGCGGCCTTTTCTTCTATGCGCTGCCGGCCTGCTTTTTCTTCAGCCTGTTCACGCCCGCGAAAACGGCCCACACCAAACGCACCAAGCACCATCAGGATCGCAACTCCGATTGCCGCCAGTACAGATTTGAGTGTCATCATAGGCTCACCCGCTCGCGCATCCAGCCATAAACGAATGACTCGTTAGCCGGCCGCTGTTCTGCCAGCTCAAGATAACGCTGACCCTGGCTACAGTTCAGTGCGCGAAGCAATACGATTTCTCCCTCATCTCCACGTCGAGCAAGATAGCTTTTCAATGCGCTGATAGTTCGGGGGCCAATAACCCCATCTGTAATCAGGTCTGGGTAGAGTTTGCCTTGAGTGTTGAACACGCTCAGCCAGCGCTGGAACCATTTAACCGGCACTGATGGCCCCATGTTCACACCGGTATCGCAAAGTTCGGTGGCAATGGAAGGGGATACTTCTGCCACCTGATCAAAGCGTGGGCCATACCAGTAATCAGACTCAAGGATCGCCAGAGCCTGCTCACGTGTAAGGTTTCGCATATCCCCGGTATAACCATGCGCGCGGGCAGTTGCCTGAGTAATTCCCCAGTTCGTTGGTCCGCCCTTATCATTCGGGTGATCAACATAACCGCCCTCTTTGCCGAGAATGGTGTTAAAGATATCGTCTTTGGTCATGGCTATTCCGTAATGACGACCTTCGCCAGGTTCCCGCGCGCCAGCCACACCGCCATGCAGATGACGGAGTTCAGCAGCAGGTCGCCGAGGTTAACCTGTACGTAGTGGCCGAGCAGAATGTTGAAGGCGTTGAATCCGGCGGCAAGGATGACCAGGTAGGCCAGCACCGCGACACTAAGGCGATGACGCTTTCCCTCTTTCCGGAAAAACATCAGCCTGACCATGATTAACAGGCAAACTATGGCGTTTGCATCCATCAGAAGAAGCTGCCATGTCATTTATCTTCCTCCCCCAGCCCCGGCATCTTCCCGCTTTTGGATTTGCGGAGAATACGCAGCAGGACTGCCACGGAAATGGAAGCAGTGACAATTGCACCGACAGCTGGCGATACCTCAATGCTGGCCGGTGGCTTCATCAGGCTTAACGGCGTGTTGATGATTCCGGCCATGATTTTCGCCATGGGAACGGAGAAGAACACGCCACTGATAAACGATATCAGCGCAAAGATAGCCTGCTTCCAGAGTTGATGGGGATCTGAGGTCAGAACGTATAGCGCAGTTCCGGCGAGTGATCCGAGCATCACTGCTGGAGTCGCCTCCGGAAACAGCGTGGCAAAGGTTACACCGACTGATGACGATGTAAGACCAACGCCTACGATAGTGAAGGTCTCAGACATATTTATTCCGTGTGTAGTTGGTTCAGGCCCTCGGGGCGATTTAACAAGTAGGCGTGTCGATGATGGTTCCCGGAGCCTGAAAATAAAAAAGCCAGCGACAGGCTGGCAATGTGAGGGTAAGGCAATGTCGGCTCTCTGGCCGAAGGGTCCCAGGTAGTGGGTTTGGTTTGCGGTGACCGGCGCTGCTATCCGGCATTCACGGCTATCGCTTTACGACGCCATCAGGACATTCACCACAACGGACAGAGCACTCATGACTCGCATCATGTGGCGCAACCCCATGGCAGGGAGTCGAACCCTACAAATGCTCTTTCCTGTTGCGCACTCCGTTTCGTGGAGCGGACGGCATAACGTATTCGCGAATTCAGTTATGCACCTGATGCAAGATAAAGCCGCCGCGATGACGACTTGTTTTGCTGATGGCTCGCCTGGCTGGATTCGAACCAGCGACCAACCGCTTAGAAGGCGGTTGCTCTTTCCTCTGAGCTACAGGCAAATAAAAAGCCCCGCACAATGGCGAGGCTTGGCATTCATTCATGTCACACACAACAACGGCAACATATACGATTTATTCTGCTCATTTGTTCATTGAAAAGCAAGCGTGTTGTGAGGCTTTTTTGCAATTTTCCTCACATTTTCGCGATTGTTAAACGCATTTTGAAGCGGTTGGTATAAACAGAACAATGAAGCATTGATGATTTGCTTCACCTCTCTACGGATTGTCGAGATGCTTGGTTGTTTGTACTGATTGCCGCCACGCGTCTTCATAAGTCGAGGCTTACTTACTGCATGCTGCCATGATGCAATTCGGATCTCGCTGGAGTTGCAGACGTAGTAGGCGAAGATAACCCGCCAGGCATTTTCATCCACATTCTTCAGGTAGTGGCGAATGACAGCATCAATGAGCATCCCGTCATCATCACTACATACCGGCCGTGATGCTTGCTGGGGCTCGACGGTAGCCATGAATCTGGCAATCATGTTGATCATCGCTTTATCAATCTTGCCGGTCTGGCACCATGCGCCCCACAACTGGAGCCACTGGTCTACCCATTGATGCTGGTCGTTGGTTAATTCCAGTTTCATTATGCGGCTTCCTTCTGAGGCTGGTTGGTTTTGGTCTGGCTGTGCTTTGCTACTGGCGGCAGGTTGGCGCGCTTAACGCTTTCTGCCTGGTACTTTTCGAAATCAGCTCTGGTCATGATTCCACCACTCCCGTGCTGACTTTCTGTATTCAGGGTTATCTGTCTGACAGATAATTTCCGCTCGATCGCCGCTTATCAGTTCGCGAGCTTTCGCATACAGCCTTTCTCTTTTCGAAAGCTGTGTGGTTTCATACCAGGTGCTGGCAACGAACTTTCTAGCTTCAACTGGAGTGAATGTCTTCACGCTGCCTCCCGCTGTTTCAGTGCTTTGAGCTTGGCGCGGTACTCATCGCGGATCCGGATGAAGTCTTCCCGGCGGTAGTTGGTCATTTCATGGGGTCCGTTGAGCCAGTCGACGTAATCCTGCCCGTAACGGGCTACCAGGCCCGCTTCGTATTGCTGCGCGACAGTCGCCTCTTTGTCGGTGTATTTACCCGCTCCGGCATTACAGGATTTGCACTGCTTATGGGCGTTGCGCTCTTCAAAGCGCAGTTCAGGGTTAGCACCGACTGTTTTGAAGTGCCCGCAATCCCACTGGCCTCCATGCAAATCTGGCGGATTCGTCTCTCCGCAACTGATACATGGCAAATCAGCATCACGCGCTCGTATGAAAGCATTGAATGCTTGTTGAGCCTGAGCCTTGTAATAACCGGCAGGACGTAGCTCTGCCAGTCGCTCCTTGCGGCGCTTGCGCCCGGCCTTCTCGGCTTCCTTCTGCTCCTTGACGCGCTTGGCCGCGGCCTTAACCTTCTCCTTTTCGCGCTCTTCCATCGCGAGGATTGCGCCGTGTTCCGGGCAGCACCAGCGGATCCGGATGTCATGGAATTTCGGCACGAAGTATTCACCGCATACTTTGCACTTGCGGCGGGATGGTTTACGCATGGGAACCACCTTGAACCTGTACCAATGTGAGGTTTCCGCAGAACACGGCACCGGTATCGATGTACATCTGGTTGGCATACTTCAGGGGCTGGCGCGCAGGGGTGTGGCCGAAGATAAACAGATCAGCACCGGCTATTGCCGAGACAATTCCGTCCTGAGCGTCGCTAACCCGCTCACGATTCCAGATGACCATTTCTTTCGGGACGGGCTTATCGAACACATATTCGTTATGCGGGTAGTCAGCGTGGCAGATAACGATTTTACGCTCAGCGGTAACTAGCTCGATGACGAGTGGCAGCTCAGCTGCTTTGTGAACCAGAGCCTTAGCCAGCACTTCTTTGTCATAGTCGAGATTGAAGAACCAGCCGCCACCATTTGCCAACCAGTGATTGACGTTCCCATACTCCGATAGCCCATCAATCATCATCTGCTCATGGTTTCCTCGCACAGCCCGGAGCCAAGGCATAGTAATCAACTCCAGGCACTCGACGTTTTCCGCGCCGCGGTCAACAAGGTCTCCAACCGAAATCAGCAAATCACACGCAGGGTCGAAGGAAACTTTTTCGAGCTCATTCATCAGCAGCGTGTAGCACCCATGCAGATCGCCGACGACGAAAATATTGCGCCAGTCAGCGCCATTAATGCGTTGATACATGCTCATGCAGATTTTCTCCTCGCCGCGAGACGCAGCCATTTCTGATCCACCAGGCGGGCGGTATAGTCCTTGAAAGTCGGGATGTCTGACGGCTTAACCACTGGCTTACGCTGGCGGCGTGCCGGAACGCGGAAGATTTCGTTGGCGATGACGCGGGAAAGTGGAGTAGACATCAGGCCTCCTGCTTATCGCGCAGCTGCTGGTACTCGCAGTTGGATGTGGCAGAGCAATAACTCCACTGCATCCCCCTGTGCTCACCCTGCTTTCCGTTGATCGACGCGTGGACTAACGCCGGGTTGCATCCGTACTTCTTGGTCGATTGCATTGATGGAAACCAGTACCCGAACCCATCTCTCTCTGCAATTACAGGCATTTTATTCTTGTTGGATAGCCCGGTTTCATTGGCGTGCTTCATGTTCATGGCATGCGTGCACCACTCAAGATTCTCTGGCAGATTGTTGTGCTTATTTCCATCGATGTGGTTAACGTGCGGGTAGTTATTAGGATTTGGCACAAACGCGAGCGCCACGAACCGATGTAGCATTTCGTGTTTGTGAGAAAGCGATACCCTGATGTATTGGGATGATGTGCATCCCTTAAGAATCCGCCCAGCGATGGTCCTAGTGGTCCACGTCTTCTTATCGCGCCCGCACGTAGTAACTTTGCGAGACAAGCTACGGACGCGAGCAAGAGAGCTAACCTCAAACCGGCCTTCATACCCCGGCACCGGCTTCCAAATTTCATTCTCAAACATGATCGTGTCCTTTTTCGTGATATTCGGAGTTGGCGGGGATCCGCAATTTGATACCGCGTTCAGCACACCAGACTTCAATGCGGCGCAAGTAGAAGGTCATCTCTTCGGTGTCGAGTAGCTTGGTGGACTTCACCATCTTGGTTTCACCAAGAACGGTTACAGGCTTGGCGGGACAGAACATATCCTTCATAAATTCATGAAGGTCTTCCTCTGTTAGCTTGCTTTCAGCGTGCCGGTTGACGGCAGATGCAACGTCACCATTCCACATCCAGAGAAGGGCATTTTGGGAGAGGCTGCGCTTGTCCTTCCAGGGCTTGATGATGAGGCGATAGCAGTCGCCAGATTCCAGCATTGGCTGTATCTGCTGCCCGATGGCGGAAAAATTGGATTTGTGCAGACGGATGCCGTCTTTGTTCATGCTCATACGGCCTCCTTAACGGAAACCGCAGAATGCAGAAAATCGCAGGTGCATTTCTGCATCTGTGACAAGGTGAGGAGTTCAGATTGTGGTCGCATTTAAGTCCCCTTAAATGCGCAGAAGTCGCAACCGGCTGTTCAGACCGACTGCGACTTAATTATAACATCACTTTTGAAAAATGATTATCAAGAATCACTCTAACTTCGGCGCCGCTGCAATCATTGCCGCCCAGCACAACTTAGCCCGGTGCGCTGCTTGCTGGCATCCACTCATGGCGTCGTATGCTTCCCACTCCTTCTCGTCACTGAAGCTCTCATCAGGCTCTGATTCAAAGCCATTGACGATCATGTCTTCAGTAGGCTCAAGTGGCACCATCACCCAACCATCAGGAATAACCGGAGAGTTGCCGCTCACGGCCTCCTGGAAGCGTTCAAGCTCCACATAATCCTGACATGACCACCCGCCATCAATAAAATCGCGAGCTTCAACAGCGTCGAAAGTGAATGATGTTTCGCCACCAGTTGGTGAGGTTAAGCCGTACAGGTCTGCTACCGGCTTAAATTGCGTGACTGGTATGGTACCTTCATTGGTGAGGGTACCAGCCTGAAGCATGGCGGCGCGGCAGGCGTTCCAGCCGACTGCTTTTCCATGCTCAAACGAGCTGTCAAAGTCATCATCCATTTCCATCGCAGCGGGCACAGATATCGGCGCTGGCGGGGCGGTGAATAGCGGGGCGATATTTCTTTCCAGGTCGGTAATTACGCTCCATACCGGAATAGATTCAACACCCTGATTAGCCATATCGCGATAACTGTCTGCATAGGCCAGCACTGGATTTCGCCCCGACGCCTCCGCTTCGAGCGATGCCAGCGCTATACTCGCCAGTTCAAGATCCATTTGCGCTTTTTCTGACTCCGGAAATTCTGAAGCGACAGAGATTCTGTGCTTAAGTTTTTCGATCAACTGCTCTTTGGTGAATGTCATGGGTTAGTCCTCAGTATCCAGAGTACGCGCGGAGTGATGCTATTCTCGCGGTGATATCATTGATGATTTCCTCCACTACCTCTGCGTGCTCATGTTCATCACGCAAGACATCAAGGGCGCTGTCTATTTCACGGAGCATATCCTGCTGCCATTCAATATCTTCTGATTCCGGGATTTCGTATTTCATGCTCACTCCCCTTTACCGTCTGCGGAGGCGCGTTCCGCGTCCCACTTCTGCATGTATTCTTCGATATCACTCCATTCCTCACCTGAACTAGCCAACGCATCAATTACTGACTGGCGGTCACTGTGCTGTTCTTTACGCTCCAGCTCAGCAATCCGTTTGCGTGCCGCTGTGAGTTCTGCCATGTGCTCACGGAGGCTGTCAGTTGCTGCTTCCAGCTTGTCCCAATCAGGATTGAAGTTTGCCAGCTGCGCTAGCTGGTCTTTCAAAAAGCTGATGCTCTTGTCTTTGGCTTCCAGCTCATCCAGCAGCGCCAGCACGGTTGCGGGGTTGGCAGATTCTATAAAACCAGCGCATTTTGCTGGAACATCACCGTCCGTACAATTAACGACTGTCCAGCCTTTTTCGTCCGTTAGGTATGCTTTCGTATGCTGAGTGGCGCGCATGTATTGCCACTTCACGCCACCTGCGCGAACCGCTGCTTCCCGTAATGCGCGTTTGTCGATGTTGCTCATTGGGCGGCCTCCTGCGTTGCCTCGTTGATTGCTTTTTCAACTCGGCGATAGACACGCATTGATTCTTCTTCGGTAAGTTCCCGACCCAACTCAAACTCAAGAGAGTCAACAACCAGGAAAGAAAACCCTTCTACAGAAGACAGCATTGACGATTCGATTGCTGCATCGGTTAACTTGATCATGATTGCACTCCTTTGCGAATTTGGGCAGCGATGTCTTCGAGTACGCCATCAGCGAACGAGCGATCGAAATCGCCTTCGGGAGCATCAGCCATAAACTCTGTGGAGGTAAGGATCATCCTCGCAATGTCAGCTGCGTTCTTCGCCGTGTCATCGATAAACCCAGCACCCCATGCGGCCAGCATCCTGTTAGCAACAAAGTGAGCGCCTTCCTTGTGGGCCTGAGCCCGCACCTCAGCCAGGAAAGCGTCTGTCGCTGGAGTTTCTATAGATATGCCAACCCATTGCTCGCCGTCCCATTTGCAGCCTTCAGCGTTTGCAGCCTTCAATCCCGCATTCTCCGCAGCCAGCGCCGCGCATCTGGCTTCCAGCTGTGTCAGGCAATACTGGAGAGCAGCCACCCGCGGCGAGCTCTCTTCCATCTGCTGCATTAATTCAGCCATTTTTTCCACTGCGTTAATGTTTGTCATACCCCTACCCTCCCCCAAACCATCAATACTCTCTTCATAGCCTCGCTCTGTCGGCACTCCTGGCAGATCACATTGCTGTCGCTACGCTGGACTAACGCCGATTTACCGCGGGTAATTTCGGGGATGGTGTCTGGTGCGTAGCGCATGCCGTAACTGGTAAGGCTGTACAGGCGCTGGCCGTGTTTGCCCTCGAAAGCTATCAGGTCGTCAGCCAGCAGAGTGCTCAGCGGCCCGGATATCTTCTTGGTGGTCATGCCCAGCATTGAGGCCAGCATGACGGTGTTGATTCCAGGGTTATTGCGCATCGCCGCCAGTAACTGCTCACGGATTGTCATGCTCATGATTTCGGTCCCCTCAACCCGTGCTTTACGCGAATCTCTGCCAGCCTGGCCAGGCTCTGCGATCTGCCCAGAGGTTTTCCACCCAAGATAGGGAGTGTCTTGGTTGGCGCTGGAATCACTTCCCCGGCGCTTATCCGGTTTGCCATGAGTGCCAGCTCACCGGCGGCCCTGCGGCGCAGCTCGGCATCGCTCAGGTCGTTTGCTCGCATGTTCTGGTACAGCCCGGTGATCATCCAGTACTGAGCATTCGACTCCCACGGGTATGACTCGGCATCAGGGTACAGGCCCCGATCGCGGCAGTACTGGTAGACTTGGCTTACCAGCTCGTCAGCAGTTGGGAGTCCGGCGACGCTTGCCATCTCCGACTTGCACCAGGCGATGAACTGTCCGGGCGAAGGCAGGAAAGGTTTCTCCTGTCGGCGGGCAACGCGCATACCGGCGGCAACCTGTTCCATCGTGCTGATGCCGTTCTCCCGAAATGCCATCACCCACTGGCGGCGCAATTCGTTCATGTCTTCCTGGCTGCGATTTGCGACAGCCGCCGGGAATGTGGCCGTGAGCTGGGTAAACACACCATTGATGACCTGAGCCACCCGCTCAACCGGCGCTTTTTCTTCGTACTGTTCTGGCAGGTTGTGCGCTACGCGGCGCATCTGCTCCCGATCGAAATTGTGCATCTGCTCGGCAAGGCTTTTCATAGGTCCACCCCGTGTATCCAGTCAGTGTTGTTCATGTCGATTTTTGGCTTACCAGTGGCCGGTGCCGCCGCCTGCTTGTTGCGCTTGATATCCAGCTGAGTCCACTTTTCGCGTAGCGTTGACGGGCATAACACGTTGCCCTGCCAGAAGCTGTCGTTGCAGGCCCACTTGAACAGCTGAGCGATTTCTTTGTGCGTCCGGCCATCTCTCTCGCGCATCAGGCGAATATCGTTAGCCCATCCCGCCCAGGCAGGTTGCTTTGCAGATGGGGCAATGCGCTGGACTTCACTGAACAGCCACTCGGCGCAGCGGAGGTCTTCAGAGGTTCCCCACTTGCCGCCGCTCTGGATCGCAGCATCAGGTTTCAGAACAGGTAATTTCTTAGCGGGCTTGTCAGAGGATTCGCCAGAATTCTCGGACGTAGAGGTTTTAATGTTTTTATTATTGTTATTACCTTCTTGTTCATGATGTGCGGGGAATTGTGCGGCCTTATGTGCGGTATACCCATCTGAACCCGCGCCGTTACTGGCTTCATCATGTGCGCCTGTATGTGCGGCTTTATGTGCGGGTAAATCGTCCATTTTTTGAGCATATTCGACGTAGTTCGTGATGGTGATCACCCTGCCTTTTCGCTTCTCTCCTTCGATGGAAATCATCCCTTCGCGGACGAAAACAGACAGCATTCTCTCCACTGCGTCGCGGCTTGTCGGGTTGCCCTGGCGGTCACACAACTGAAGGCCTAGATCCGCAGCAGTGACGACCAGTTGACCGGGTTGCAGAGGCCATTGCTTGCCCTTGAAGAATGCCGTGTATGGCTGTCTGGCTGCGTCAATGAGCAGGTTCTCCCACAGCGCGCGCAGGAAAACATCCTTAGCCCAGGACTTCTTCTTGATGCTCCGGTACAACGGGACGTAACCAGATTTCTGGTTCTCCATCCTGTTGCTCCTTGCGGCTGAGTGCGCCGCGAAATTTGCGTAAGCGACGTTCGACACAGTTAAACCTCCTGCGCCTGGCGTTTTGGATTAGCATTTGTCATAATGACCTCGCACTTGTTATCTGCATTTGCACCTGAAAGTCGGCTCTGTTCGCGCAGACCGGCTTTCGCCATTTCTGTAGTTCTCACATAACCCCCAGCATCGACGTCACCATCGTCATCAGCGGTCCCACCTGCTCCGGCATGAGGCGGAACAGCGACGCTATACCCTCGCTTACCTCTTTCAACTTCTGATGTTCGGGAGCGTCCAGCAGCACGGCCTGTTTAGCTTCGGCACACTCTTTCATCGCAGAGGCGATCAGTGACATCGTGTCGTTCTGTGGCGCCAGGCGGTTTCGATACTCCAGCGGCAGGACGGCCATGATTGCCGGCGCCAGCTGGCGAATGTTGTTGGCTGCGTATTCGGTGTCACCATCAATCCAGCGGAATACCTTCTGCATCTGGCGGTGCGAGTCAGTGGGGATATCCAGCCCGGTGCCGCCGGTTGCCCGCCACTCCTCAACAATCAGAGCAGCGACAAATTCACGGCTGCGGCAATCAGCTGCCCAGGCGCGAACAGCTGCGCGAATCCCATCGATATTTAACGCCGAGGATTCTCGCTCCCGGCGATTCTGGTAAATCATCGCCGCTGGCGAAAATTTGTTACCTTGTTGATACGCAAGTGAATGCATTGCTTTCCCTTTCGTGGTTAGGGCCGCCGGTCAGGCGGCAAAGATACCTGGATAAAGAACTTCGCGAGGAAGTCCCGTCACTTCTTCGTACTTACGCATTTTTGTTACTGGAAGGCTTCCGCCTCGCTTTTTGAGCATGTTGATGGCTTGCGGCGTTACGCCGACCTTTTCAGCAAGCACCTTTTGAGATCCGCCCACTGCATTAATGGCTTTCTCAAGCGGGGTGCTGGCGCTGGATTTTTTGTTGATCATGTTTTGCTCCGCTCATGTGTAATCAACACCATGTTAATTCATGATGTGGATTAAATCAACATTATGGTGATGGAAAAAATCCACATGTTGTTTACCATGCGTGGAGCGGAGGATTTTATGAGTAGCATTTCTGAAAGAATTAAATTTTTACTGGCAAAAGAAGGGTTGAAGCAGCGAGACCTTGCTGAGGCCCTATCAACCAGCCCTCAGACCGTCAACAACTGGATAAAAAGAGACGCGTTAAGTCGTGAGGCGGCGCAACAAATATCTGAAAAATTCGGTTATTCTCTTGACTGGTTATTAAATGGAGAGGGTTCTCCAAAGAAGGATCTGGAAAGCAATATCCCGCCGGAATCAGAATGGGGAACTGTTGACGCTTGGGACAAAAACACTCCGCTTCCTGCTGACGAGGTTGAAGTACCGTTTCTGAAGGATATCGAGTTTGCGTGTGGTGATGGTCGAGTTCACAGCGAAGATCACAATGGCTTTAAACTGAGGTTCTCCAAAGCAACGCTTCGCCGGGTGGGAGCTAACACCGATGGCTCAGGCGTTCTCTGCTTCCCCGCCACCGGTGACAGCATGGAGCCAATGATTCCAGATGGAACCACAGTGGCTGTGGATACAAATAACAAACGCATAGTCGATGGAAAGCTTTACGCCATTGGACAAGGGGATGGTGGTGAAGGGCAGCTCAAAAGAATTAAACAGCTTTACAGAAAACCAGGTGGAAAACTGATTATCCGCAGCTACAACAATGAGGCCTACCCTGATGAAGAAGCTGATATTGATGATGTTGAAATAATCGGACGTCTTTTCTGGTATTCAGTGTTGCTGTAGAGGCGAAGCTGCGGCTGGTCTGATCGGCAAGGTGCTCTGGTCGGCGCATAGCTGGTAAAGGTGGCCTGAGGATATGTTTGAGTAGGTAAGGTGGGTTGGGTGGGGTATAGCTCGTAGTGTTAGCAAGCTATATTTTATTGATTTAATTTAAGAAAAATAAATCAGACATGGACAATATCTCATTAACAGATTCACAGATTGAAGAGTTTATAAGTGAAGCTAAAGTGGTAACCAACCCGCGCGCGCGATGGGTGGAACAACGCAAATCTAAACGAAAAAACTATGATGTTGAGTCATCTGATGGGAAAAGAAAGTACACGTTATACATCAGACAAAATACGATATTGCCAGATAATTTTTCATGCGGATTACGACTAGAAATACCTGGTCAAGAACCGGTGACACTCGTAAGATATAACGGATGTGATCACCCCCATGAAAACCCACTTGAAGGTGATGACGTAAGCTACAAGTGTCATGTGCATAGAGCAACGGAAAGGTATATAGATCTCGGTCGAAAGCCTGAACACTTCGCAGTTGCAACAGACAGATACAACAATTGTAATGGCGCACTAAAATGCTTAGTAGGCGATTGCAAAATTATGGGCTTAACATTACCTGACATAGATACAACCAGAGATATGTTTGATGACAATTGACCTTGATGCTATTGAAAGAGAAATTTGCACTAGCTTATGTGGCTCGGTGTACGTTACTCAGCGTCATGGTATGGTTGCCGTCACGTTACCTATGACCGCCCGTGATGGGGACGTTATAGTTGCCTATTTAAAACCTGAGTCAGCTGGATGGAAAATTACTGACATGGGAACAACTATGATGCGATTGAGTTATGAAATGGACCTCAACAAAATCCTCACTGGTAGCAGAGGAAATTTGTACCAAGCTTTGCTTTCAGAATCTGGGCTAAATGATGATGATGGTGAGATTTATTTGTTGTCAGATGCACAAAGCTTGATGCGAAATCTTTTCAGGTTTGGGCAAGGCATTACAAGGCTATATGATATTGGAATGTGGACTAAAACTCGTACGGAATCTAGCTTCTATGATGATCTTAAAGAAGCGGTAATAAATATTGTAGGAGTTGATAATTTGATTGAAAATTATCAAGCCAATGTTCCTAATAGTCAAGACTATGTTATTGATTTCAAAATAGAAACAAACTCAAAAAGACCTTTATATCTGTTTGGTATAGCCAACAAAGATAAAGCCAGGCTTACCACAATTACTTTGCAGCACTTATCAGCAAATAATGATCAGTTCGATTCAATAGCAATATGCTCTAACCTATCTGAACTTCCCAAAAAGGACTCAAGCCGACTAATGTTTGCGGCCAATGATATTGCTCCTGACATGTCTGATATAAATGCTATTCAAAGAAAAATAATGCATCGCATCCAAGCATAACCCGGCCACCGCGCCGGGTTTTTTATTGCACACCCATAAAGCTATCCCCCATTCTGCCGATAACTATCCAGTCTGAAGCTGATAACAATAACTATCGCAACACTACCTGCCCGCCCGTGCGGGCTTTTTTATTGCCCCTTCCGCACCAGCTCCGCAGCATCCCTGTTAGCTCCCTTCCCTATCACGTTTCCTGTTTCCTTCCGGTACTGCTTCAGCTTGTCGATGATGTTTTGCTGGGTCATAGGTAAATCTGCCAGTGACAACTCCATGACCGCCCGCCCCATGGCGTGAACCATCATGTTGACTCGTTCTTCGTCCAGGTCCATCTCACCACTCCTTTTTGATGTTTTTTGCAGCATATCACCTATTCCATAAGAAAATAAATCAACATAAAAATCAACAAGAAACGATTTAATCAACAAAATAAATCCACACAGTGTTGACCATTAAATCCACATGATGTTTAATTACCACATCGAAACGAAACATCGACAGCTGAGCGAAGTTAGCCAGCGGCGAAGTGGAGATTCGGTCAGTCGAACGGCGCGACAGTAAACCATGCGTCGGACGCCCGGCGGGCTCAGGGAGAGCGGCAATGGTGCGTAACTGGAATGTTTTGGGATTGGATGAATGCGCAGGCTGATGCGCAACGAAGCGGAAGTAGTGTGGGATTTATCGGCAGAACCGAATCTACATGCCGGAGATCAGCGCCGGCCATCCAATCGCCAAAGCATTTCGAAAGTTCCTGGCTAGCCGCTGCCACCCTTTTCGACGCGGCGCACCGTATCGGAGGAGTTATGTAACAGGTAACAGTGACGACTGAAAACCAACATTCAGCCCCGGATTATTCCGGGGCACACATTGGAATGTTTTGGGGTGTGGTGAAGCTTAACGGCGAGCTAGCAGATAGGCGGCTGTGAAAATACTAGTCATGTAGCGGTACGCTGCGCGCACTGCAATCGGCATCGCACCGATGGAAGCTGGTTCGACTCCAGCCACCACACCACCAAAGCATTTCTCCCGCATCAGCGGGTAACGACAGAGGGTAAGGCAATGAAAACAAGTAGCGGACAAGAGATTTTAAAGGGATTCAATGTTCGTGATATCTCTGCTGATTATGACGAGCCAAGGTTTGATGTTTTGTTTGTCCACGATGATGGCAAATGCCGGTATTCAAACTATGTTTTTGGTTCTGAGCAAGAAGCCATCAGTTACGCAGAAACATGTAACGCCAGCACAGCAGACGATGAATGCTGGGACTACTACCAGCACTCTTCAACCAGCGCCGACTGGAAGCTGATTCATCACATTGAAGCTAAAGCCGCCTAACCAGCGGCTTTTTTATCGGCCATACATAGGCAGATTTTCGAGTCTGCCCATTTATGACAACCGGCGGCCATCCACCGCCCATTAGCGCAGAAGTCTTTTAACGTTCAGCGGCCCGGCTTAAGGGCGGAGATGATTATGTCAAAACATTGTGAAAATTGCGGATGCGCAATCCGATCCGGATATTGCACAAAATGCCAGGAAGAAGCGTATATCGCGTTCGTTCAGGCCCCTGAGATGGAATTTAGTGAAGAGTTCTTGCGTGAAGCATTCCGTCAGGACTCCGAGGCAAATCGCCGGGAGGCATCATGACAGTCACCCATAACGGCAAGCAGTACACCGCCAAAAAGCTCAACGATAACGAGTGGCAGCTGACGTCGGTGTCGGCACCGCGGGAAAAACTGGTGCTGAACCGCTGGCAGATGCATATCGCTGGCCTCCTGGAACAGGTTGAGGTGAAGGTATGATCAACCACTACGGCACCACCCCGCTCATTCGCCAGTGCGTCACGCCCGGCATGATGGCATTGCATGAAGGCCGCACATATCGCGTCTCAGCAGTCATTCAGGAGCGCAAATGGGTATACCTGCACACTGACGCAGAAATAATCCGACTCAGTGACTGCGTGATTGACGTCCTTCTTGACGGTCACGGCAACCCTATCCAGCACTAACCACCCTATTCAACCGTTCGGCCTGGCATTACGCGGGCGGGATCTGCACATCCAAATTTCAGGAGAAACCATGAGCGAAGTAACGGACTTAACTGTCATCGAAATCAAGCCGGAACAGGCCCCAGTGCTTTACGTAGCGGGCGGCCTTGACGCGTACCTTGAGCAAATCCGCCAGGCTGTAAACGAAGTGCCGGACCTGTCCACGAAGAAAGGCCGTGACCGTGTTGCCTCTCTGGCAGCGCAGGTGTCCCGCAGCAAGACGGCAATCGAAAAGCCGGGCCGTGAGTACCTGAAGCGCCTGAAAGAGGCTGTGCGTCCGGCTGAGGCCGAAATTAAGCGATTCGTTGATGCCTGCGACGAGCTGCGCGATGCGACCCGCCGCCCACTCACCGAATGGGAAGCCGAGCAGGAACGCATTAAGGCTGAAGAAGCCATGAACGCGATGCACGCCGAAGCGCTGGAAATGAACATCAAGTTCGATCAGGAGCTGGCGGCCAAGTTCGAAGCAGACCACGAAATGGCTCTGCTGATGAATGAAAAGTTTGACCGTGACCGCGAAGAGCAGCGCCGCCTGGCGAAACAGGCTCAGCGTGAGCACGAAGAACGCATTAAGCGCGAAGCGGCAGAACAGGCCCGCCGCGATGCCGAAGCGAAGCACAAAGCGGAGATTGAAGCCGCAGCACGCCGTGAAGCTGATGAGAAAGCACGTGCAGAAGCTGCGGAGCGCCAGCGCGTCGAAGCGGAACAGCGTGCAGCTCGCGAGAAGCAGGAAGCAGAAGCCCGGGCGGAACGCGAAAAAGCCGCGGCAGTGGAAGCTGAGCGCCTCAAGGCAAAACAGGCAGAAGAGAAACGCCTAGCCGAAGAGAAGCGCATCGCAGACGAACAGGCAAAGCGCGAAGCTGACGTAAAGCACCGCAAGACGGTCGGCACCAACATCGTTAACGCGCTCACCAGCAATACCAGCTTAACCCGCGAACAGGCTATCGAAGTTCTTACCGCTCTAAAAGATGACCTGATCCCCTGCGCGAAAATTCATTACTGAGGCAACCATGAACGCATACCTAACTTACGACCGCATCGAAGATCGGCGATGGGCTGAGCAGCAACTCACCGACGAAAAAGAGAAGTGGATCGGCGACCGGGCGCAGCAAATCATCGACATGATGCCAAAAGATCCGTCCGGCCTCTTCCACTTCACGGTCCCGATCGACTCCAGCCCATACGAAGGACTTCGCAGCGATAAAGCTGGCGAGGCCTACAACGATTTCATTTCGGCAGTTGCTTACGCTCAGGCGGAATACGACTGGGAACACCGTACCGGCTGCCCGTTTTAATTTTTGAGGGGATTAACGATGGCAAACGAATTAACAATCACAGCGACGTCGCTTCAGGAGATAGGCGTCGACGTCTCCACCTGGAGCGCTCTGAAGAACAGCATCTACCCTGGCGCCAAAGACGAATCGGTAATGATGGCGCTTGATTACTGCCGCGCCCGCCAGCTGGATCCGTTGCTAAAACCTGTCCACCTCGTTCCGATGTACGTCAAAGACTCGAAAACAGGTAAAGGAGACTGGCGCGACGTGGTCATGCCGGGGATCGGGCTTTACCGCATTCAGGCAGACCGCTCCGGCGATTATGCCGGGGCTCGTGAGCCGGAGTTTGGTCCAGACGTAACTCAGACGCTTACTGGTGTTGAGGTGACCTTCCCTCAGTGGTGCAAATACACCGTTTATAAGCGCATGCCCAGCGGCGAAATCGTCGAGTTCAGCGCCAAAGAATACTGGATTGAAAACTACGCCACCGGCGGCCGCGACACCACGGCGCCGAACGCGATGTGGAAAAAGCGCCCGTATGGACAACTGGCGAAATGCGCAGAAGCCCAGGCATTGCGTAAGGCATGGCCTGAAATTGGACAGCAGCCTACCGCTGAAGAAATGGAAGGCAAATCACTGGACGTAGATATCCGTGACGTCACGCCCCGCAGCGCTACTGAAGCGCTTCCACCAGCCGCAAGCGAAGAAACGCTTCAGGCGATCACCGATCTCTTAACATCGCTGAATAAAGACTGGGAGCAAGACTTCCTCCCTGTGTGCAGCGACATCTTCAAGCGGCCAATTCTTGAGGCATCAGACCTCACTGAAGAAGAGGCACAGAAAGGGTTCAACTTCCTTCAGAAAAAAGCTAAGGCGGCAGCATGACACCAGAAATCATCCTGGACCGGACCGGCATTGACGTAACCACTATCCAACAGGGCGATGAGGCGTGGCACCGGCTACGCCTCGGCGTCATAACCGCCTCTGAGGTGCACAATGTCATTTCCAAGCCGCGCTCTGGCACCAAATGGACGGGAATGAAGATGTCCTACTTCCACACTTTGCTCGCCGAGGTATGCACCGGCGTCGCGCCAGAGGTTAACGCCAAGGCGCTGGCATGGGGAAAGCAGTACGAGGAAGACGCCCGCACCCTCTTTGAGTTCACCACCGACGTGAAAGTCACGGAGTCTCCGATCCTGTTCCGTGACGAGAGCATGCGCACCGCGTGCTCCCCTGACGGCCTTTGCAGTAACGATTTCGGCCTCGAATTGAAATGCCCGTTCACCTCCCGTGATTTCATGAAATTCCGCCTAGGCGGTTTTGAGGCCATTAAGTCCGAGTACATGGCCCAGGTGCAGTACAGCATGTGGGTGACCGGAAAAGACGCTTGGTTCTTTGCCAACTATGACCCGCGCATGAAGCGCGAAGGTATTCACCACGTCGTCGTTGAGCGGGATCCACAGTACATGACCGATTTCAACGAAATGGTTCCGGAGTTCATCGAGAAGATGGACGAGGCGCTGGCGGAGATCGGCTTCACGTTCGGGGAACAGTGGAAATGAAACGCACACCCTTCTATCGCCGGCCCGGGCGAACCGGGCAATTCTCCGGCCTCCGTGAGCGCGTTATATGGATGATTCAGACGCGCGGCCGCCCGGTAACCGGTAGCGAAATCGCCGAGAAGTTTGGCGTAACGCTCATCGAGTTTAACCGGGTCGCCAACGGTATCACCCGCGGCACTGGACAGATAGCGCAGATTGTTGAGTCGGAGAAATGGCTCAACGAGGACGGCATCTGTGACCGCACTTTCGACCTCGTCACGAAGCCGAAGGTTGTAACGCCACAGGGTAAATCGCGGTTGTTCACCCGGCGCGCCATAGAGCAATCGCAGGAAGGTAGACGGCAGGAATGCATAGCGCGTGCCGCACGCCGTCGCCGCCTGATTGCTCAGGGCCTCTACATCGACGAAATGGAGTCCATCCTATGACTCACGCTCACGACGACATCAGGGTTGGCACACTATGCCTTCCCTTCATTGGTAAAGGCTGGCTAATGCCATGGGGTGAAGTGATCAGCAATCCATTCAAGGCGCAGCGGCTCGCTGAGGAATATCGGGAAAGGCAGGAGGCGGCATGACTGATTACACAGGCAGCAACACGCCAGCGGATCAGCGCGACCTCTGGCGCACTCCACCAGCCATCTTCGTTTCCCTTGATGCTGAGTTTTGCTTCCAACTGGATGCCGCCGCAGCGCCGCATAACGCTCTGTGCCGCAAGTTCATCACTGCCGAGCAGAACACGCTGGAAACGCCATGGGCTGATTACCTGAATGTGCCTGGCTACGTCTGGCTGAACCCGCCATACAGCGACATCATGCCGTTCGTTAAGAAGGCCGCTGCCGAGAGCGCCAATCAGATCGGCACGGTCATGCTGGTTCCGGCAGACACTTCGGTTGGCTGGTTCAAAGAGGCGATCCAGACCGCCAGTGAGGTTCGCTTTATCACTGCCGGGCGGCTCGCATTTATCAACCCGGTCACCGGTAAGCCAGTCAGCGGCAACAATAAAGGGTCGATGCTCATCATCTGGCGACCGTATCCGCGTACACACTGCCACTTTGCAACTGTGGACCGGGACGAGCTTATGGCTTTCGGGACGAAACTTCTCGCCCGCCGGGAGGCCGCATGACGCCAGAAAAAGACAACGCCATCCGCGCAGCTTGCCGCCGCTGCACCGAGGAAATCCAGCAGGCCATGCGCAAGAAGCCAAAGCCAAACTGGAACGAAACTGTGCCTCCCATCATCAACAAGCATCACGAGAAAATTGAAGCTCTGGGAGTTAGCCTCCTGGAGTTCGTCGTATACACAGGGCGGCTTAATCGCCGCTTCGGAGTTGAATCGTGACCAAATCACTACGCATTGAATTAGGCGACAAATATGTCGTCACCGGCTCGGCGCATGACCTGATTTTGAATGAGAAGAAGATTGCTAAGGAAGGTAAATCAGCCGGGCAGGAAGTACTTTCGCGTCTGGGTTATTTCAGCAAGTTCGAGCATCTGGTGCGGGAATTAATGCACAAGGAAATTCTGGAATCTGAAGCGCAGACGCTGACAGAACTGCGTGACCACATTCAGCAACTCAGCGAAAGGCTGGGTAAGGCGGTAGGATTATGAGCAAGTACCCAAGGGTGGGTGGCGTGTCAGCCAAAAGCAAAAACACCTCTGCTAAATGTAAATGCGGTGCAGTGGCGAAGTATAAAACGACCTTGGAGGTGAATGTTTTCCGTGGCGATGACGAAGTTGTTTGGTCTTGTAACGAGCACAAGAAGGACTGTGCATTTCTGGTCGGTTTGGAAGGCGGTGCCGCATGATGGCACTAATCACCCGGGAGCTTAAGGCTCCCTTTTTATTGTTGGCGTTCACCTTCAACCGAATTAACCGACAGTTCAGGGAGCATTGAAAATGGCCGATATCATCGACACCGCAGCAGAGATTGAAGAGCTTCAGCGTAACGCTGCCCTTTCCGCTCACCGGCTGAACCGCAATGCCGTATCAGCTGAGCGTTGTGAAGAATGCGACGAACCAATTCCCGAGCCGCGGCGCGCTGCCGTTCCCGGCTGCAAGACGTGCGCGGATTGCCAGGGCGTTATCGAGTTGAGGAATAAGCAGAGGAGGATCCAGTGAAAGAGCGCGGAATGATTTTTAATGAGTATCAGGTGCGCGCCTTGCTTGATGGCAGCATGACGCAGGTTCGGCGCCCTATCAAATGGCGTCAGACTCGGGCTACTGAAATTGCAGAGCGCGACGACGGAAGCATGTGGCCATGGAGCGAAGATGCGGAGCACGTGTGCGATTACTGGCATCCATGTCCATTCGGTGCAGTTGGCGATGTTATTTACGTCAGAGAGTCATTTTCACGGCTCGACTCATTTAACTTCTTCGATCCCGCAGTGCCTCATGAAGTACCGGATTTCTGGTATTGGGCCGATGGTGATCCGGAGTGGGGAGACTGGACGCGCCCGCAATCTGGCGCAGTAATGCCTCGCGCCGCCAGTCGAATTACCCTGGAGATAACCGGCATCCGGGTCGAGAAACTTCAGACGGCCAATGAATCGGACTTACTGAATGACCTTGGAGACATGCTTGAACACTGCGAAACCGTAGCTGGACGAGCCTTCAACCATGCCGAGCATTATGCGATCGCTGGCGTTCCGGTGGGTCTTTGTCCAGAAATGCACGGCTTTAAAGCGTGGTGGGATAAGACCAATGGCGCTGGTAGTTTCGACTCCAACCCCTGGGTCTGGGTAATCGAATTTAAGGTGGTGCCCAATGTTCAGGATAATCCAGCCTAATACCTGGTACGCCGATCCCCACGGCGCACCCTGCAAAATCCTCCGCGCAACCCATGAAGTAATCCACTACATCCGCAACGGCCGCACCTGCATTGCCAGCATGGGCCGCTTTCAGCACGAATTCGAGCCACTGACCAAAGCACAGGCTGAGCGGATCGCCGAAGAAATCGAAACAGCAGAACACCTGAAGAAGCTGCGCGCCCAGCGTGCGGCATGAGGAGAGATTATGTCAGACCAAAGCAAATTTTATGATTATTACATGGTTGAGGGCGATGAAGTGAAGTCGCTTATTGCAGGTTATGACGATATCGGAGAGCAGCGTAACTCTATTCTGCCCGAAGCGGCCGGCAAGGTCGGTGCTATTGCGTGGACAACTTCCAGTGGATGGGGTGGCGGAGGCGGCTTGCTTAATGGGTTTGTGTGGGATAAGGGATATCAATTCCCCTGCCCTATGACCATTAAGCGTGAAGAAATGTTTGATGGTAAGCGGGTAGTGCTGGGGAGAGGGAAAGGGAATACGAAAGAGGGCCGGGCTTTCAACAAAGAGCTCGATGCGGTAATGGAAGAGGCCAACAAAAAACTGAAATCTTTGCCTGAGTGGAAAGACTACATCGTTAACCACTACGGCATTATGCGAACTGGTATCGGAGGACAGTCTGGCCGTGGCTTCGGTTTCGCGATGCTATCCACGTATGGCGGTAAGCACCCGGGTCGTGATGACTGCCTGGTATTCGCTATCCCGAACAACAAAGAAGAGCGCCACGGTGAAGTAGAGATACCGGGAAACTTCCAGAAAATAACCTACGGGCAGTTTTACGACATCGTTAACCATCCGAATGAATGACGCAACTGATAGCTGATTCACTGAGTCGGCTATTGGGTGCGAAAGCCCACCTCGTAAATACCTTGATGTTATTGCTGCCTACGGGCGGCGTCTTTTTTGCCTGGAGGAAACCAATGGAAGAGGAAATCTTCACACGTGAAGAGGCTGCGTCGTACCTGAAGGTTGATAAAGGCACCATCACGCAGTGGATCCGCAGCGGTCGACTTCCGGCCGCAAAGATAAATCCAGAAAAACCCAAGAGCCCGTATCGCATTTGTAAGTCTGACTGCATTGCAGCGCTGAAGTCTGTCCGACACAATAGCGCTGTGAATGCGGTTGGTATGCAGGAGGAAAAAGCATGTCAATCAAACTACGCGGTGGCACGTGGCACTGCGACTTCGTCGCGCCAGATGGATCACGAGTTAGACGTTCTCTTGAAACCTCAGACAAGAGAGAAGCGCAGGAACTTCACGATCGTCTGAAGTCGGAAGCGTGGCGGGTAAAACAACTTGGGGAGTCGCCTAAGAAGTTATTCAAGGAGGCCTGCATAAGATGGCTCAGGGAGAAAGAGGATAAGAAGAGCCTGGATGATGACAAAAGCATCATTAAGTTCTGGTTACTGCATTTCAGAGAGACTGTTCTCGCTGACATCACAACAGACAAAATAATGGAGGCGGTAGACGGAATGGAAAACCGCCGCCATCGCCTGAACTGGGAAATGACCAGAGACAGGTGTTTGAGACTCTCTAAACCAGTACCAGATTATATTCCAAAGCTCGCAACGAAGGGAACAAGGACGAGGCATCTGGCTATACTCAGGGCCATTCTGAATATGGCGGTGCAGTGGGGGTGGCTGGATAAAGCGCCGAAGATATCCACGCCCAGGGTGAAGAATGGCCGCATCCGCTGGCTGACGGAAGAAGAGTCGAAGCGTCTTTTTGCAGAGATAGCCCCTCACTTCTTCCCGGTCGTTATGTTTGCGGTCACCACCGGCCTTCGTCGATCGAACGTAACCGATCTGGAATGGTCACAGGTCGACCTCGATAAGCGGATGGCATGGATGCACCCTGACGAAACTAAAGCCGGCAACGCCATCGGCGTTCCACTGAACGAAACAGCGATAGGGATACTGAGGAAGCAGCAAGGTCTCCATAAGCGCTGGGTGTTCGTTCATACGACTCCAGGGTACAGAAGCGACGGAACCAAAACGGCAGCTGTCAGAAAAATGCGGACAGATAGTAATAAGGCATGGAAGGGAGCACTAAAGCGGGCAGGCATTAGCAATTTCCGCTTCCATGACCTCAGGCATACATGGGCAAGCTGGCTTGTTCAGTCTGGTGTTTCACTTCTGGCGCTGAAGGAAATGGGTGGATGGGAGACGCTGGAAATGGTTCAACGATACGCACATTTGTCTGCCGGACATCTGACGGAGCACGCGAGCAAAATTGATGCGATTATTGGTCGCAATGTCACAAATACGGCACAAGAGGAGAATGTAGTTTACTTGAATGTAAGATAAGTCATTGAAATAAATGGTGCCGATAATAGGAGTCGAACCTACGACCTTCGCATTACGAATGCGCTGCTCTACCAACTGAGCTATATCGGCCCTGAAAGGCCGGTTACGAGCGTAACCACGGGGCAAAAGAGTAGATCTAACCGGGTGATGCGTCAATGCCCTTTTGAATCAAACGGCTATTTTTGCATCACCCGCGATTATTTACCCACGAATCGTATCATCACCGTAGCCGATCCACTTGTAGGTGGTCAGCGCTTCCAGCCCCATCGGACCGCGGGCATGCAGCTTCTGAGTGCTCACAGCCACCTCCGCGCCCAGACCAAACTGGCCGCCATCGGTGAAGCGCGTCGAGGCATTCACGTAAACCGCAGACGAATCCACTTCATTCACAAAACGATCGGCATTGCGCAGGGTCCGCGTCAGGATCGCGTCAGAATGCTGGGTTCCGTGTTCACGAATGTGCGCAATAGCATCATCGAGATCCGCAACCACCTTCACGTTCAGATCCAGCGACAAATACTCATCGTCGTACTGCTCCGCGTTAACCGGAACGACCTTCGCCGGACCGTCTTTCAGCAGGGCGAGAGACTTCTCATCCGCATGCAGCGTGACGCCACTTTCCGCCATCTGCTTGCTCAGCGCTGGCAGGAAGGTACTGGCGATGCCCTGATGCACCAGCAGCGTTTCCACCGTATTACAGGTGCTTGGACGCTGTGTTTTAGCGTTGACGATAATCTTCAGCGCAGGTTCTACCTCCGCGGTGTCATCCACTACGATATGGCATACGCCAATACCACCGGTGATCACCGGAATGGTAGATTGCTCACGGCACAGCTTGTGCAAGCCCGCGCCGCCGCGTGGGATCAGCATGTCGATGTATTTGTCCATGCGCAGCATCTCGTTGACCAGCGCACGGTCGGGGCTTTCAATCGCCTGCACGGCACCCGCCGGTAAACCACACTCCTCCAGCGCCTGCTGAATGACGTTTACCGTCGCGGCGTTGGTGCGCCAGGTCTCCTTCCCGCCACGCAGGATCGCGGCATTACCGGTCTTCAGGCACAGGGAGGCGACATCCACCGTCACGTTTGGACGCGCTTCGTAAATCACCCCAATGACGCCAAGCGGCACGCGGCGACGCTCAAGGCGTAATCCGCTGTCGAGCACCCCACCGTCAATCACCTGCCCTACCGGGTCGGCGAGGTTGCACACCTGACGGACGTCGTCGGCAATACCTTTCAGACGCGCAGGGGTCAGCGCCAGACGATCGAGCATCGCTTCACTCAAGCCGTTGCTACGCGCTTCCAGCAGATCCTGCTCGTTGGCGAGCAAAATTTCCTGCGACTGAGATTCCAGATAATCAGCGATTTTTTCCAGCACGCGGTTTTTCTCGCGGCTGGAAAGGAGCGCCAGTTTATAAGAGGCGGCTTTCGCGGCTGCGCCCATTTGTTCCAGCAT